AGAGCATACATCTTTGGATACTTATAAGATATTATATGATCTTCTTCCCACTCTACGTCGAACTCATTCCCAGCTGTTCCATCTGGAAGATCGTCGTCTAATTTAAAATGATGTGTTCTAACAACAACTTCTTTTTCAGCAACTACGTCGTCATATCTTTGCTGAATATAATCATTTTTATAACGTGGAAATGAAAGTAGAATTACTTTGCCAAAGTCTGGGAATCTTGAGTCTACTGATGCCCTGTACATATCATAGATTGCTGATCCAGTCTTTGCTTGCTCGTGACCAGTTGTATTTTCTATAGCAAAGCCAGAAATTTCATCAAGAATAATTACAATAACATTGTATCCTTCCCATGCCTCTCTTTCAGAGTGACCTGAGTGTACTGTGATAGCTTTATCAAACTTAATTTCAGAAGCCTTTGGGTCGTACTTTCCTGTAAACCATGGCGACTTATCTATTCGTGTTTTAAAACCTTTAAAGAAAACATTATTTGCCTGCTGAGAGTTAATTGCAATATTAATAATATCAATTGAGTCTCCAGGAGGCTTTCCATAATAAGTTGCTGGATCTTTTAGACACAATAGTAAATATACTATATAAGAAACTGCAATTGTGGAGCAGTAATCTTTTCCAGACCCCTTTCCTAATTGTGCAACGACTTCATTAGCCGTTTGCTTAAACATTCTTTTGCCTTCTTGTTCGCCAAAAAGCTTAATGAGAGTTGACTCTTTATATATCTGGGAACTTTTTTCAATTAGAGTGTACTGATATTCAGAAAGTGGTGGTAGCCCTAAATAGTTTGGGCTCTGCACAAATGTTCTTAAATCGACTGGCTTTTCTTCAAACTCTTCGCCATCAAGTATGTCAATTAAATCATTAAAATCAAATTCCACTTGCATCCTCTATGACTACTGCTTCAACTATTCCAGTAATTTGAGACAATCTTTTTGCAACATCCATCTTACATTTAGGGCAAGTAGAGGTAACCTCTTTTAATATCTTTACCAAAACCTCTTGCTTACGTTCTGCTTCTGCAATTTGTGAAGCCAATTCATTATTTTCAAGTACGCCGACATCTTGAAGCATGCCTATTCTTTTGCCCTCAATGTCCGCTATAAGCTTTAATGCGCCAGCCTTAACATTTAGTTGACCAGACTGGTCTGCGTCCTCTACGGTCTTCCAGGCCTCTTTAATGAGCATTGCATAGTGTTGGTCGGCACCTGAGATGGCTTCCTTAGCACGGTCTCTAAGGCTGCTATCATTATGAACAACGCTCTTCCACTCATCAATAAACTCAACAACCTCTTTACGAGAAAATCCAGTTATAGAAGCAATCTGGGTAGCACTATTACCCTTTAGCAGTTCTTCAACCACCTTGTTCATTCTATCAAAATGTTGTGCGAGTTCTATTTCAGCCATAGTTTAATTATACTTCTAGTTGACTGAAATAGCAAGTTTCTTAGCAATTTTAAGTAAGATTAAATAACCAATCATATCGTCAATATCATTATCTCCTGCAAATCCTGAGCCATTCTTGATCCTATTAATCTTGTCATCAATTCTGATCTTAATCTGCTCCTGATTATCTGCTTGAGAAAATATACGAATAGGACTTAATGCTGAGTCTCCATAAGATATATTCTTTTTAATTAGCATCTCTGCAATATCAAGACATTCTCTAATTATTTTATGTCCAGAAGGTGCATCAGTTGCAATTAATTGCAAATCTGTTACCCAAGACTGATAGCTATCTTTATTAGGATAATCTGTTCCCGCCATTATTCCATCTCCTTATATAATTGTTTAAGACCTTTTAGTGTTCCTATATCCATATACTTTCCGCCTGGCTTTACAGCCCTAATATCTAGACTCATATCAATCCATTCTTGTATTTGTTTTCCTGGATGCTCTAATTCTGGATCTATGTATCTTATCAAATTTTTGCGGAATAGCATAGTTCCCCACATGTTTGAATAGTCGCAATTATTTGTTTTATCCATAGAAGAAATAACTTTATCCCCAGATAATAACACTTGACCAACTCGACCCTTTAATTCTTCACTACATTCCCATACCCCTAAGACAAGGTCCCCAGAAACCTTATTCATTTCTTTATAAATATTATTTTGTGTTCCATGAATATATGTGTCTGGCATTCCAACTAGAACAGTATCATTATAATCACCAACCATAAACTTTACAGCATCTGACATAGTCGATGGCTCACGAACGATTAACTTAATATTCATATCCATATTCTGAATAATTGGAACCCATTCAGCTCTTGTTGAAACTCTAACCTCGTCACAAACTTCTAGCATTTGCTCAACGTGCCATTGTAAAAGAGATCTTTCATCTGAAATAGGCAGGCAAAACTTAGGTATACCGCCTACACGTGAAGCTTTTCCTGATGCAGGTAAAATTCCTATTGTTGACATCATTTCTCCCACTCATGAGGATTGAATCCATTGGGATATGACTCATTAACCATTGGATCCTTTTTCCATGCAATCCATCCAGCTTCTCTATCATCGCCCCAATACAAATGAACTACATCTCTATCTAGTAAACGCCTTGCTTCTTCGCCATTTAATATCTTTACGTTATTATTTTTTAACCAGTCCATCTCCATAAGCTCTGGCGCCCAATCATTTAAATGCTTTTGATAAGGCTCAACACCAAGCTCTTTATATATAGCGTCAGTGAACATTTGAACATCTGTGTAATAATGAACCATATGATTATGTTTGATAATACCGCTTGCACATCTTTCAACGCATAGATCAATTGCTGCCTTCATTATTGGGCTACCAGCCTTTGCAGCAATCACTTGCGTGGCAAGCCATGGGGTGTCCCTCTCTATATCCAAAAGAACATCATTTTCTTCTCTTAGCCAATCTGAAATTGGTGACTTACAGTGTGTATCCATATCTGCATATACTCCACCATTAATATAAAGAATTGCAAATCTCCATAGGCCAGCCTTCATGACACCTAAAGGTAAATTGATATAAGTGTTATATACTTCTTCAGAAAAGTTTTCTTTAAAAAAGGATTCTCTATCTGGTCCACTCATATATCCGTGTTGCCAATCTGGATTATTATGCTTCCAGGTATTTATGCTTTCTTTAGCATACTGTGGTAAATCTTCGTATGATGTTTCATACGTCTGCCAAATAGTCTTTTCGATACTCATCTTTTTTTAATTAGCCCAAACTGTTCTAGGTATCTCTGAATAGTCATTGCAGAGACTTGACACTCTTTACCTATTTCTGTAACTGTTTTCTTTTGAACTACATATCTTCTATACAGCCACTCCTTGCTTTGATACATTTTCATCGTTCTGTTAACACCTTATTTGCGTAGTGAGCAATTCCAAATGAATCTGCCACATCAAAATCATCTAAATTTAAATTATACTTATCATTAAAATAATCTACAGTTCTTTGCTTTCTCATATTTCTTATTTGATTCTTATACCATGAGTCAGCATATCCTGGACTCTTTAATCTTATCGCTGCCTTTTCTTCTTTTGTAGGGTTTTTATTCCCAATATACGCCTGCCAAGACGTCGGAGAAATAGTAATAACACTAGCACCCGTAGACATAAGTTCAGCAATGACAACGCCATATACATACGACAATTTTATCACAGCATCTGGTGATCTGACAAGGATGGCTCCTTCTACAACAATGTAATCAGACTTTAATTCATCTAACATCATAGCCATTTTTCTTTTAGCATCATATATCTTTTCATATATATCAATTCCTTCAAGGTTAACCTTACCCCATTTAAGAGGAACATCATTTTCCATTAAACAAAATGCTATGGAATTAGTTGATGCATCTATGCCTAAAACTCTATTTGCTTGGGTCTTCTTTAAACTAGCTAATGTCATCAATCATTCCTAGCAATCTGGATCTTGATGAATCACTATTCTTTTTTTCACAACCAGAGCAAACAGAGCCTTGATTATATCTACTTAGTCTAACTCCGCATTTGCAAGCTCGATAAGCGCCATTTCGTATAGACTTTTTTTCATAATACTTCTCCATTATTCTTCTATTTGTTGCAATTCTGCAACATTCATCTGTGCAGTATTTTTGGTTGTGTGTCTTTGCTTCAAATTCTTTTGAGCATTCTTTATTATGACATATCATAAAGAAGGAACCTTAAATAATTCAATCTGAACTTCACCAACTGGGGTTTCTTTGCTATAGCATTCCTTTTTAATTGGGCAGTATGTGCATGGCATTTTAGATTTAGTTGATCCTGCTGGTCGCATTGGTAGACCGCCATCTTGAAAGTTATCCCACACTTCCTGCATCCATAAAAATGTATCTTCAATTATCTTTTTGTTTTTATCATTCATAGAGATTGGTATTACAAGTATCTCCTGGGTGTTTTTATTCTCATAAAGAAAAAATCCTTCTTTCGCATTCTTAAGCTTCATGTATGTCAGAAGTTGTAGTATGTGATTTGCAGATGGTTTCATCTCGGCCTGTCTTGTATCCCAGACTTCTTGCTTTGCCGTTTTAATTTCGCCTATTACCGTCTCACCATCATACTCCATAATTAAATCTATAAATCCACGAATTGGCGGATACTCGTTAATTATTTCTTCTTCTTCTGCCCTGAATTCTGGCATAGTGGCAATTAGCTTTTGCAATCTTTCATGAGCCTGTGTTCCTTGTGACATATTTGCAACAGCAACTGCATCATTATTATCAATGAACATAGCACCACTAAAAGCCATATACCAATATCTTGGGCATGTTCCGTGTCCGTATCCCAATGAGCTTGGACTAAACGACTTCTTTGTCATGTCGCCATCTGCACGCTTTGTATTTCTGTAAGACTCATCAAGTAGCTCGGCAAATCTTTCTGGATCAAAATACTTTCCAGTATGCTTCTTAAACTTAAGGTTCTTTACTATATCTCTACCCATTATGAGTTATACCTAACAACATACTTAAGTGCATCTACAAGTTTGTCTATGGACTCCTTTAGTGAATAATATACATTTTTCTTATTATTGTTTTCAGTGCCAGCTTTATCTTTTGCAATTGTTGAATAGTATGAAGCCATCACAGCAAACTTAGTTGACATTGCTTGAAGCTCCATAATAAGCATTGGAGATTTTGCTGAAGGAACATCTGGATTCATTAAAAGCTTTACAACAATAGCCAGAGCCTTGTCTAAGTGCTCATCCTTCATGAACTCATGAAGGTCATTAAACTCAGTTATATTGCTAATAAGTTCTAATGTATTTTTATCTTCTGCCATCTTTTGTTCCTTTGTTAATTTTATCAATAAAAAGTCCTATTGAGTAACCTAATGCTAATCTTATCATAAACTTTAAAAAATAGATATAGTTTAAAATGTTAATCTCCATATGCCGTCACATTTAATACCGAAGGCCTGAACAGTTATTCTTTGATCTCCGTCTTCTATATCTATTCCATGAGATATAGCATGAACAACTTTACTGTCCATGTGCAACATATCTCCAACAGAATACTCTACTAATTCTGGAGTATAGTTTGATACATGGTCTTCCATAAAACTTTTGTTGTAGTCTTTATTTTTAAACTCTATTTGCTTTATATAATCAGAATAAGAGTTGTTTGAGTAAATTCCTATATCTGGCTGGTCCCAAAGTATCATGCCAGCACCGCCAGCTGGCAGACTTATTGATAAAGTAAGAGAGATATAATTGCTATGATCAACCTCTGAATATCTTGATAAAGTATGTCTTATTCTGCCAAAAGAGTTGTCTATGTGGACATTTACATTTTCTTTAAATAAATTATTGACAGTAAATCCATCTTTACCTCCATATATAAAAAATCCAGGGATAGGCGAATCATCTAAAAATTGAGCAGCACCATAAATATCGCTAACTTTATTTATTATAGCATTGTAAAGAAAATCAAAATTTTTGCTAAGTAGGTTATTATATAAAGCAACACTGGATAGGTACTCGTTGGATGGCGCCTCTCCGTTTTTAGGACCGTCTGCAAAAGCTGAAACTCCAAGGGTGTGCAGATTCTGTCCAGCAATAGTTCTTTCTATCCAGTATTCTTTTAGAGAGTTTACTGTGCTGGAAATACTTTTACACTCTTCTTTACTTAATATATTAACTTTTCCATACAGTGGATCCATTACATTGTTCTGCCGTCTACGTAAGAATCATCCTCTGCTTTAATAAACACCTTAATTGCTGGTGCTGTTGGCATTAACTTTTTACCCTCAATATGTACTTCTCTATCTCTTTTACCTGCACTAACATCAATCTGTATGGCCTCTTCATTAATTCTATTCCACTCTTCGGCACCGTACTTTTCAACATTATCAAACCATTCCTTTGATCCTGGGTGATCCCATAATGCAAATACACGTACAAAAACTTTGTGGTTACCTTCCTTTACAGCAAGTGCTGAGTGGAAGTAGGGTTCTCCTGAAGGGAAAACTGTGAGGTCTCCAAACTTTGGCTTGTATGTTATAAGTTTATTATCAACTTCACTTAAAAATTGAAGGTCTCCACCTTCGTAATCATCGTTGACATACATTGTTATTGTAATAATTTGCTGAGTTCGTGGGCTTCCGTTTCTGTGCTCATGAGTATCTGTATGGAAACCAATTGCAAAATCTTTTTCTGGCTTGTTATCATGCTTTAATATCTCAATAACACTGTAGAACATCCTTGTTGCCTTATCATTGTTAATGTTCCAATTATCAATATACTCAGGCCAGTATCCTGAATCTGACCATTCATCAATATAGTCTTTAAAGACTTCTCCAAATACCTGGTAAAGCTTTTCTCTGAAGTCATATAAGAATATAAGGTTTTCGTCTTCTAGGCCTTCTGGCTTTTTTGTAAAATTAAAAAAAGTTTTCTTGCCAAACGTATGCCATGGGACCCAATTGTTTAATGGACTATCCTTTTGCTCTTCTAGTGGAAGAACGCCATGATCATCTTTTCTCATTGACTCTTCTTCATTTGTTATTTCTATTCCAGAAATATCTGTATCATACATCTGTAGTAATGAGTAGAATCTCTGAAGCTCTTCTTTACTAAACAAATCTTTATAAACTACAACTTGTGGCATTACTGTATATTTTTTCATTGATTTTCCTCCCAGAAATTTATTAATTCTTCTAAAACTGACCACTCTATTATACCAAGCCTTACTTTAGACTGTTCGCCAAGTATTACTTTTAGGGCTGGGTGCATGTCTCTATTTACCTTAAACGTATCAGTGCAAATCTTTGCCCATACGTCTTTATTTAAAGCAAAGGATCTTGAAGCCTCTTTATAGTCTACTAAGAACTGATTCCATTGGGCATCACCTTTTTGATAATCCCCACGTCCGCTATTTTTTTGAGCTTTTGCCCCATCACGTTTTACCTCTGCTCTTTCTGACATTATCCAACCTGTATTGAATTCTCATGCCCATCGCTGCATTTCCATGTCAGCAAAAGTTTTTTTGAGTCCCATAGAGCACCGTCAACATTTAGATCACACTTAGAGCATGGCCTAATCCCATCCAGACTCTCAATATCTGCGTTATCTGGAACAAATTGTTTGTCTGGCTTATTTAAAAACTCATTAAGATTTGGCATTTATTTCCTTAATTAATTTTTCTACCACATCTGGGTTTTCTCTAAGATAAGCGACAGCTTTTGCTCTACCCTGGAATCTTTCCTCATTAATGGTATACCATGCACCACCCTTTTCAATTATTCCACACATCTCTGCAACATCTAGGGTTTCTCCGACCTGATCTACACCCAAAGACTCGCCTTGGTAATAAAAATCATACTGACCTGAAAGATTTGGTGGACCCAACTTATTGTAATCTATAATCCAATTTACTGGCCTACCTACTCTTTGCTCAATAATTTTATCTCCAACTTTAACGCCTGACTTAATAGCATTAGCCTCAGCTTCGCTAGACCAAAGTTTAATGACAGTAGAGGAGAAAAATTTAACCGCCATGCCGCCCGTAGGGATATGGCTTGCATGCATGCTGCCAAACTGATTGCGCTGCTGAGAAATAAGAACGAGTAGCGTATTTTTATTTGCGTAATTAAGCATCTTAACTGCATGAGTCATGTCCTTTGCTTCTGCACCGATTTGCTTAGTATCCTGCAAATCTTTCATTTCATTGCCGTCTTTTTCAAAATAGATCGCTGGGAGAAGTGCAGAAATAGAATCAACAACAATTATATCTACGCCAGCATTCATAAGCTTTGTTGCAACATCAACCATATCATTTACTGTTTTTGCTGGAGAGTGTATTAATGACTTTGAGTCTACTCCCAAAGACTCTGCCCAGTCTGGATCATATGAATCTTCAGAGTCAATCCAAGCACAAGTCTTTCCTTCTTTTTGAGCAAGTGCAATCATTTGTAAACAAAATGAAGACTTTCCAGCAGATTTATTTCCCCATATAAGGGTTTGTCTTCCGTAGCCAAGGCCTCCCTTTAATGCCATGTTAAGGCCAATGCTTGGGGTTTTCTGTCTATCTACTTTAACATTTTGTGCTGATTGAACTCTTGCTCTAGTTTTTGGATCTAGTTTTGCTAGTATATCGTCTATCAAAATTGTCATATTAACCTTCTCTTTGTATCAGTATATCATTAAAATAAATTGCCGTGAAGTCTTGGTCTGTTAGAATTTATATCCATCTTCTTAAATAGCTGTTCGTCTAAGCTTGTATCTATTAGTCCGCCGTTCATCATTGCTGCATATAAATCTAAAAGACGAATAATTACATCAGCCATTTCTTCTACAATCTTTTCAGACCCATGATTTTTTCGAATAGCCTCTAAAACTTCAGTTACTTCGGAATGAACTAAAGCAAGTTTGTTACCTAGCTTATCGTGATTTACTGGGCCTTCCCAAAAACCTTTTTCTATTGCTGTCTCGTGAAGTACAGCTGCCAAGGCATCGAGACCATTGTCTGTAACCATGTATACGCCGTGATCACCATTATTCATTTGCTGCATTCTTTTCCTTAAGCTTAAACACAAATGTCTGTTCATCTGAATTATATTCAACCTCTAGCTCTTTATCTTCATTTGCTGAATCTAAAAAGGTTAGAACTGGTATTTTTATCTCTTTAACTGTTTCCATTATTGCAACCAAAACTTTACTAAGGCTCATTTCTTGAAACAGTTCTTCGGGGGTCTTACTTGTATCGTTAGTCATTTCTATCACTCCATTTTGATCTTATACAAACGTATCCAAATACGCCGTCGTCTTGCATGTTTCTTTCACCTTCTTCTTTTGAAACAATCTTCATTGTAATTTCGTCATTTTTATTTTCATAGTATTCAACTTGGACATAGCCTCCAGTTGATTTAATGTAATCCATATAGCCATCTTCATATGGCCAGTACTTTACATTCTCACGTATCTCATCATATTTAATAAGCATGTCAAACGACTCCCTTGGAATTTTAACTCCGTCAAGGCTTTTTAAAATCAAAGACAGCATGCTAGAACTATTAAATCTATCTTTTATAGATATTACTGTTTGAAGAGGGCTTTCGCTCACTGGTTACTCCACTTTGATCTAATAGGAATATATCCCATGTATTGTCCAGTCTGAATTAATCTTTCTCCCTCTTCTCTGGAAGCTAAATGAAAATAAAACGAATCGGTTTCTTGGTCAAATTTAACCATTACCGCCTCGCCATTTTCTTTTAAGTAATCAATAAATCCAGCCTCGTACGGATACTGCTTAATATTCTTATCAACCATAGGATAGTCTAGCATCCCAAGAGCAGACTCTCTTGAAATATTTACCGTCTTCAGATGATTAAGTATTCCAGAAAGCATTGTTGAGCTATTTAATCTATGAAATATTTCAGTAGCAGAATCTTGTCGCTCTTCATAAATTTCTCTAGTTGTCTTTTCTGTCATTTTATTTCCTTTACATTTAATGTGCCATCATCTAATTTAGCTAGCACAACCTTACATTTCATACCTTCACGCATTTTTGCAAGTGACATCTTATACATTGTTGGGAATGCAATAACTCGTGTTAATTCTTTTTCACCGTTAGATAATACTATATGGCTCATCATTTTACCAGCCTTAGTTTTATACGGAGTAAAGTTAATAACCATGTACTCATCTTCCTCTAAGTCATATTCTTTTCTATATAAATAATCTACAAAGAGGTCTGGGGCATCTGGACTAATATCTTTAACATTAACATATCTAGCAATGCGATTATCTCCAACTAATATAAAGTACATTTGGTTTGGCTCAATTTGAGTATCCTCATGATGGAATAATCCAACAGTACCGCTTTCATCTACAAGCTCTACTCTTGCCCAGCCAGCTCCACGTTTAATGCTCTTAACCATTCCAAACATAACAAATGATCCAAGATCATCGAAGTCCTCGATAGGCCTTGCCTGTGCTTTAATTCTTGGTGGTATTCCCTCTAAATTAAAAGTAGGTATGCCCAAATATTCATAGTAATTATCTTTCTCATTGCCACCTCTAGGATTATCAGTAAAAGCAGCACCACCAATTGAATTTAATGCGGCAATTGCTCTGCTATTAATTCCACTTCCTTTTTTAGAAGCCTTGTCAATAAAATCTGAGTAGTCTGCAAATGGTCTTTTATCTAGTATCTTGTTAGCAATACTGTCTGAAATAAATTTAATTTCAGCCAAGCCAAATATAATTGAATTATCTTTTAAAGAAAAATATATGTCTGATTCATTTACATGTGGCAACTTAATTTTAAGACCCAGGCGCTTAGCCTCAATTAAATATTCTGTTCTTGCGTCTTTGTCATTTTCGTTTTTAAGAATTGAAAACATAAACTCAAGAGGATAATAGGACTTAAGCCAAGCAGTATAATAACTAAGCATAGAGTAAGCAACAGCATGGGAGCGGTTAAAAGAATAACCAGCATGAGCCTCAAAGTCATGCCAAAGCTGCTCTGCTTTTTTCTGAGTAATTTGCTTTGAAGCCCCAGCAATAAACTGATCTTTGAATTGGTCAAACTCTTTTGCATCTTTTTTCTTTCCAATAATCTTGCGGACCTTATCAGCCTCTGACCAAGACATACCTCCTAGGTATACGCAGGCTTGCATAACCTGCTCCTGATATATAATAACACCATATGTATTCTCAGTAAACTCTTTCATAATCACATGGCTATAATCAACTGCTTCTTTACCGTGCTTACGGTTAATGTATGCAGCACCCACTGTATTCATGGCTCCTGGGCGAACTAAAGCATTTGATGCAACTAAGTCTTCAAACTTATCTACGCCCATCTTCATTAAAAGATTTGTATACGGAGTTGCTTCCGCCTGAAATACACCCTTGGTGTATCCTTCGCTTAACATTTTATAAACTTTGGGGTCATCCATAGTAAGATCGGAAAGGTTGATGTCTTTACCAGATCTTTCCTTAATAGATTGAAGCGTATCTGAGATTACTGATAAAGTCTTAAGTCCTAGCGCATCTAGTTTAATAAGACCTATATCGGCAACCGTATCCATATCGTATGCGACGACTGGAATTCTTCCAGATA